GAAGATCTACTTAGATTATCCATGTCATGGGAAAGTCAAGAACTAAGAGTAATTGCTGCTGCTGCTGCTGCTGCTGCTGCTGGTGTTACTGCAAAAAGAAAACAACAAGCTATAGAAGCAGTAGCAACAAAAGGTGATACTAGTGCAACAAAAACTAACACTGTAAAACAAAATGCTACAGGTAATATAACCACACCAGCAGCAGCAGCAGCAGCAGCAGCAGCAGCAGCAGCTGTATTAAGAAAAGAAAAAACCAGCAGAAACCGTAGAGGTGCAGGTAATAGAACCAACAATCATACTCGTAAGAATAAGTACAAGCGCAACAATAAAAATAAAAAACATAAATCCAGTCCTAAATATAGAAAAGTTAATCCATCATCTCGTTCGGGGTCTCAATCAAATAGAAAGAAATCTAAATCAAAACTCCAACATAAAAACGTAACATTCAAGCGAAGGCGTACGCTAAAATGAATTCGAACCTGAATATATAAAGTAACATATTTACACGATATAATAATATTTTTATATTTTCTATAAAAATATTCTTGATTGAGTTTTTATTTACTTACTTGAATTTCGATTAATCTCACGCATCTGTAACACCTCATGTTTTTAAGTCTCTCATAAAGCTCCTATCGCGTCATCTACTTGCGACCTTTGCGAGACTTTTTAGCACCAATCTTAACGGCGCCAAACTTCCCCTTCTTTGCAGTGTACCCATGTTTCACTAATCTTTTCTCTTGTTTCGCAGTCTTATGCTTCTTCATTGAAACAATGCGACCATTTTTGTTCATAATCAAATCCATACGAGTCAAACCTCCGCTAGTCTTATAAGCAGTTTCATGCCATACTTGCGCGCGAGAACCAACCAGTCTCTCAAATACGCGACCATTGATTGAATATTTGCCGTCAGGGCGTCTTTTGTAGCTGTTATGCATTTTAATACCTTATAGAAAAGAATGAGAAAAAAATATTATTTTATTTATATTTTCATAAATACATCTATAATAAAATTTAATATATTGCTAAATAATTATTATAATAATTATAAACTTGTAAAATATTTATCATGATATATTTGCGAATGCAATACAAATATGAAAGTATATTTAAATAAAATTGATTCTCAGGACGGGTGTAAGAGGATTACTTGTTGCGATGACAAAACCACTCGCGTTGGTTCCTCTTACTTTACACGTAATAGGTTGTCCAGTATCATACTCATGTGTTACATAAGTATTATTATTAGTTTGCCCAGATATTAGCGTATATCCTCTATACCACTGGTAAGTAAAGGTAGGAGCAGGAAAACCAGTCCATGTTCCGGTGGTAGATGTAAGGGTATTACCCTCATAATAACCAGAAAATCCAAGCATAACCACGTCTGTATTACCCGAAATTACGGGCGCCACTATATTTGTTGGAGGAAAATAGGAGGGTGTAGGTGTAATTGCATTACTTGTTGCAACGGCCAAACCAACCATGTTAGTCCCTGTTACACGACATGTAATAGCTTGTCCAATATCAACAGGTTGTGTTACATAAGTATTATTAGTTTCTCCAAGTAGTAGCGTGGTTACTCTATACCACTGGTAAGTAAAGGTAGGCGGAAGGTACCCCGTCCATGTTCCAGCAGTAGATGTAAGGGTAGAACCCACATCTGTATTACCCGAAATTACGGGCGCCACTGTATTGGCTGGAGGATAAGAAGGAGGATAAGAAGGAGGAATCGGTGTAATAATACTAGCATTACTTGGTGCATGAGTAGCATTACTTGGTGCATCAGTAGAACCACTTATATTAGTACCTTTTACTATACACGTAATTCGTTGTCCAATATCAGCAGTCTGTATCGTATAATTATTACTAGTTTGTCCAGGTATTGGTGTCGAACCTCTATACCACTGGTAACTATAACTAATAGTAGTAAAACTAGTCCATAAACCATTAGAAGTAACCGTAAGAATAGAATTTACAAATGTATTACCCGAAATTACGGGTTGCTCTAAATTGTATGGAGGACCATACATATAGTTACAGTTACAAATAGCTCCACCAACCGTTGGACCGATCCCCGGTACATTTTCATTAGGCACATATCTCATTGTTGATGAATATCCCGGCCCCGACCCACCCGGACACCCCGCCCACTTACCATATGCATTTAACGTATGATTTGCTACTGTATAACACTGAGTATGATTGCTCGAACCCACTGAACTATTAATCTTCGTCGCTAATTTTATTCTACACGGAAACTTGAATTGCAAAGTTTCATTATTAGTAATATCTGTTGCCTTAAAAATAGGTGGAGGACAGCACAAATGTTTTTGTTTTAAACGATTCACTTGTTTTAAGTCAGACATACTGCCCGTTTATATATTTACACTTTTATTTTTTACGATTTTATAACATTTATAAAATTGATATAAAATAAACATTATATAATTATATAACAAGCACAATCCAACACAAAACCAATACGTATAATCGTCTTGAAATCAAATCACTCAAATCGCTCAAATCAAATGTCCGCTCCATCTATCTCATCTTCTACTGATCCTAAAGCAAAAATTCCTAAAGCAAAAAAATCTATTACTATTCCAAATATCAATGCGGTTGTACTAGCTGGCGAAGGAACTTCCGGTTCGGTCGCGACTCCATCCTCAGTACCACCCCAAGAACTTGCTAAATATCAGAAAATGACAGACAAAGAACATATCCTCAAAAAACCCGATACATATATTGGCTCCATTGAAATGACAGAAGCCAGCACATTTGTCTATGATTCTCCTACATCTTCTATCGTAGAGCGCACGATTCATTACATCCCAGGTCTTTACAAGCTTTTCGATGAAGGTGCCGTCAATAGCCGCGATCATTTCGTTCGCCAAGAGCAAGCAATCCGCGACGCGAAACCCGACGCCTTGCCCGTCACATGTATCGAATTCGAAATTAGCGACGATGGAACTATATCTATTACAAACGACGGAAATGGAATCGATGTAGCGCAACATCCCGAACACAAACTGTGGATTCCCGAGATGATTTTCGGACACTTGCGCACATCTACCAACTACGACGAAAACAAGAAGGAGAAAATAGTTGGTGGAAAAAATGGTTTCGGTTTCAAGCTTGTTCTCATATGGTCTTCGTGGGGTCGCGTCGAAACAGTTGACCACGTTCGCGGTCTAAAGTATATCCAAGAATTCAAAAACAATCTTGACGAGATTTGCCCGCCAAAAATAACGAAGTGTACAACAACGAAACCATATACGAAGGTGTCATTTCGCCCCGATTATGCGCGTTTCGGCGTCGAAGGTTTAACACCAGATATGCGCGCTCTTTTCGAGAAACGTGTCTACGATATTGCCGCCATCACTGACAAAACCGTTAAAGTCAAGTATAATGGTGCGGTTATTCCCGTGAAACATTTCCAACAGTATATCGACCTCTATATTGGCGCGAAAGGCGAGACAAAACGTATCTATGAGGCGCCCGATTCGAGGTGGGAGTATGTTGTATCTCTTGCACCTAATGTCGAGTTTCAGCAAGTCTCGTTTGTGAACGGAATCTATACACAAAAGGGCGGCAAACATGTCGAGTATATTATGAACCAGATTGTTCGCAAGTTGACAGAGTATATTAAAGCAAAGAAAAAGGTCGATGTCAAGCCGACAACCATCAAGGAACAGCTCGCAATCTTCTTGCGCTGCGATATTGACAACCCATCATTCTCAAGTCAGAGCAAGGATGAGATGGGAACTGCTGTTGCCTCGTTTGGTTCAACATGTAAAGTAAGCGATGACTTTATCGAGAAACTAGCGAAGATGGGCGTGATGGATGCCGCATGTGCGCTGACTGAGGTGAAGGAAAACAAGGCGGCGAAGAAGACGGATGGAACAAAGACGCGAACGATTCGCGGTATCCCGAAATTAATCGATGCAAACTATGCTGGTACAGAGAAGTCGGCACAGTGTACGATTATATTTTGTGAAGGTGATTCAGCAAAGGCTGGTATTGTTTCGGGTCTTAGTCGCGAAGACCGCAACTTGATTGGCGTATATCCGATGAAAGGTAAGATGATGAATACGCGCGGTGAAGCCGTCAAAAAAATCGCGGAGAACAACGAAATCACGGAAATCAAGCAAATTCTCGGACTTGAGGTTGGGCGCAAATATACGCCAGATGACGTGAAGTATCGTTTGCGATATGGAAAAGTCTTATTCATGACGGACCAGGATTTGGATGGGTCGCATATTAAGGGACTGGGGATCAATATGTTTCAAAATGAATGGGCGTCGCTAACAGAGATTCCCGGGTTTATCGGGTTTATGAATACGCCGATCTTGAAAGCGAAAAAGGGAACACAAGAGAAAGTGTTCTATAGCGAGGGCGAATATCGCGCATGGAAAGAGGCGACCGAATCAACGGAAGGCGGCGGCGGCGGCGGCGCTTCACATACGCAACCGTCGGGGTGGACTACAAAATATTATAAAGGTTTGGGAACAAGTACAGGCAAGGAATTCAAGGAGTATTTTGAACATAAGAAAATCGTGGACTTTACACATAGCGGCGAAGCATGTGACAATGCGATTGATATGGTGTTCAATAAGAAACGCGCGGATGACCGCAAAACATGGTTGGCGACATATTCGCGCGACAGATATTTGGACACGCTTCAACCGAGCGTTACCTATCAAAAATTCATTAACGACGAGATGATACACTTTTCGAAATATGATTGCGATCGTTCAATCCCGAATTTGATGGACGGTTTGAAAATCTCTTTACGAAAGATTCTGTTTTCGGCATTCAAGAAAAACCTAAAGAGTGAAATCAAGGTCGCGCAATTTAGTGGATATGTTTCGGAGCACTCGGGGTACCATCATGGTGAGGCAAGTTTGAATGCAGCGATTGTCGGAATGGCGCAGAATTTCGTGGGGAGCAACAACATCAATCTGTTTGAACCCAATGGTCAGTTTGGCAGCAGACTTCAAGCTGGGGCGGATTCTGCAAGCGAAAGGTATATCTTTACGCAACTCAATAAGCTAACACGTCTTATTTATCGTTCCGAAGACGATACTATTCTTACATATTTGGATGATGATGGCCAGAGCGTTGAGCCGATTTATTATGTGCCGATTATTCCTATGGTATTGGTGAATGGAACAAAAGGAATCGGAACCGGTTTCAGTACTGATATTATGTGCTATAATCCCGCGCAAATTATCGCATATATTAAACATAAACTTGCGGGGACGGCATCAGCAACACCAACACCAACAATCGAACCATTTTATAAGAACTTCAAAGGAACGATTCGTCGTGTAGGTGATACCAAGTATTTATTGAAGGGATGCTATACGATTCTAGATGATAAGAAAATCCGTATTACGGAACTGCCTGTCGGCACATGGACAGACAACTATAAGAAATTCTTGGAAAATCTTATTGAGCCGCATGCGGCTGGTGACAAGAGCAAGGACAAAGACGGCACCGTACACACCGCACCAATCGTGAAAGAATATAATGATATGAGCACAGATACACATGTGGATATCACGGTTACGATGGCGGCAAATATTATAAAAACGTATAGTGAAAAGGCGACGGAGTTTGAATGCAATATGCTGGAGAAAGTGCTCGGATTATACACTACGCAATCCACGACAAATATGAATCTGTTTGATGCAAAAGAGAAACTTGTCAAGTACAGTAACGCCGAAGAAATTGTCGATTCTTATAGCATAACACGTTTGGAATTTTACGGGAAACGCAAGGATGCGCTTATTGCGGCACTTCGCAAAGAGTTGATGGTGTTGAGCAATCGTGCGCGATATATTACCGAATTATTGGAAGACAAGATTGACCTTCGCCGCAAAACCAACAAGCAGCTTGTAGACTTGTTGAAAGAAAGGAAGTATGATTCGATGGATGCAAACAGTGACGAAAATGGAGGAGATGAACAATCGGGTCAAGGACAGCAAGGATACAAGTATTTGCTAAAATTGCCTATGGATAGTGTTTCGGAAGAAAACGTGAAAAAACTGCTAAATGAAAAGGAGAAGAAGGAAAAGGAGTTGAGCGAACTGAGTTCGAAAACGGTGGAACAAATGTGGTTGAAAGATTTAGAAGAATTGGAAGTGGAATATAACAAATTTATGGAAGCGACGACATATCCGCATTCAGCTACAAGTGAAAGCGCGACGAAGGTCGGTGGTGGCGGTGGTGGTGCAACAAAGGCTAAAAAAGTAAAGGCGAAAACTAAGGAGTGAGTGGGCGTGTATTAAGGATTAAGGATTAAGGAGTAAAACTTGTTGCTATATAGTAACAAAAAGTTATACGTCGCAGTAAGTTGACATAATATTAATTTTTTTATTTATATTTGGTATGGTATGGTATGGTATGGTATGGTATGGTATGGTATGGTATGGTATGATATGGTATTTAAAACCAAGGCTTCAACTCAAGAGTTTTACCTTTAACATTATCATATGCGGGCCACGTCATGACAGTGTACATATTACTAGCATCACGTTTATAATTCAAGTATGCGCGAACTTCATTAATTAGTTTAGGAACACAGTGATTTATAACATGCTGATTTAATGTTGCGACTTGTTCCCTTATATTTGTGGGCAAGTTAACGGCGCTTTCCAGATATAAAGCTCGCATAATAATTTTTAATTCATCGTTGTCTTGTTGTGAGATAGTATATTCACCATTTGATAAACGGTATACCTCGGCACGAAGAGCATTCTGAATAATTTGGATGTTATCTTTACTGAAAAAAACATTACTTACATCGTTATCGGTCCAGTTGCCGGTTAAGGCGTCTCTAAATGTAGTAATTTGATTTACAGGTATTTTATCCCACATTGCGAACCTTGCATCAGGTGGAGGACCTTCGATATCGATACGACCATTAGATACTGCTCTAGTAGATATATTATTAATACTTTGAGAGTCGCGAGGCATACAGGTTGAGTTTGCGTTTCTATTTCCTGAAAACATATTAGAAGATTGATTTACTTTGTTGTATATTATAATACCTAAATATAAAAATATCTAATATTTAGTATTTAATATTTAGTTGTATAAATAATTAATTATATTTACATTATATATACATTATATTTAAGAAAAAAGATAAATTATGTCATTCAATAGCGTTACGTTAACTGTTGCTGGTATTATATTCGTTATTTTATTAGCAACGACTGCCTATTTTATTTACCAAGACCAGAAAAGTAAATTTTCATTAATTCAGGCGACTTGTCCTGATTATTGGTTACTAAAAAAGCACGAAGATGGTGCTAGTAAAGGAAAACATTATTGCGAACCGAGTAGTAGGAATATGGGAACATGTAGCTCTGTTCCTGGCGCAATAAATCTTGCACCGAAATATAATGTAATAAATGATACCAATGAGTGTACCAACTATAAAAACAAGATGACGTGGGTTAATAACTACTGTGGTAAGAAAGTACTATGGGATGGAGTTACAAATAATGCCGAACTTAAAAATAAATGTAAGTAATAAATAATAAGTAGTTTTAGATTTTGTAATAAATATATAATAATAATATAAGTATAGTTACTTTATTATTATTGAGATTTGATATAGTAGGATGGTTAGAAAACAACAGGTGAAAAAACCACTAACATTAAAAGAACAACAACGTGCACAACTACAAAATAGAACACAACCACAAAAATACACTCAAAAAAAAAATAGTTTAAATGCAAGAAATTTCTATAAAAAAGAAAACGCTATTTCAGCAACAAGTGCATTGGATGATGCAACAAGTGCATTGGATGATGCAACAACTGCATTGAATACTGCAGCATCCCAAGGAGCCACATTAGTAACAACAACAAGCAATTTAAAAACACTACCTCCTTTAATGTTGATCCCTCATGTTCGTATTGCAAATTTATGTTTATCTGCACGCGATGCTTATCATGATGCTCATACGTCAGGTAGTATTCAGGAAAACGATTTATTTATAATTGTTCAAAAATTAATGTTTGGAGCCACCTGGGCACAAACTTGCCATGCAACATTTAGTCGACTTGATCCCACTGATAATGGTAATGGTACGTGGTTAAGTCCTCCTGAAAATGATATATTTTGGCAAACTGTACGAAATATAAAAACACTTGAAAAAAATACTCACTATTCTATTGTTCCAAGATTTCTAATGAAATTAGAACCATATAATTTCGATGCTTGTATTAGAGCTGTTACCCCCAATGCTCATGCTGACCCTGATCCTGACCCTGATCCTGATTCTGATACTAGTCGAGTAATATTTGACTTTATAGTAGATAATGCGAACTTAAGATCTCCGTCAAGCAAACCACCTAGAAGAGTGTCAACAACAACAAATAGACGTGTTACAATATCTGAAATTTACGACCGCGCCGGACGGTCTTATACTAGAGAACGTCTTACAAAATTAAAAGAATGGTGGGTGGACTCGGTTGATGGTGCTGACACTAATACATATCCCGATATTAGTATTCCTTTAGCCTATGTAGGAGAAATAACGATTCCAGGGTCGGTATTATCTATATCATTATTTCAACGTGATGTTATGCCTGATTTTGATACAGTCATGTTACATCATAAGTCTCAAGCTACTAGAGATCGTGAACCATCCTCTCTTGTACAAGCTGCTTTATTATTTCGATTTTATATACCCGGGGTAACCGTTGACGGGGTTCCGGGGGTAGTAAATTCTGGGACGGATCCGCAACCAATATATACGTACAATACATATGTATTTATTCATAGTAATGGTAGTGTGACATATTCTAGAGAAGACAACGCTAATTATCCCGATAATACAGAAAAAAATACGTTTTATACATCTAGTCGTACTCTCACTCTCACTGATGATGTGTCAAAAAAAAAAGGAATTCTCTATAATATATGTAAATCTGTAGGAGATAGTTGTGCTGTATGGACAGCCTCAGTTAACACATTTATTCATACTACTGATACAGGACTTATATTAAGATGTATGTTCAATGACAGATACTGTGTTACTAGTATATCAGAAGCTGGTGTAACACAGTATTATATTGTTAGCCCTAGTATAGCTCGAGATTTATATGGTGTTGGAATACCTCAAAGCCCAAGACCTATATTACCCGACCAGGTAATTGCAGCTACACCTAGACCTATGCCTAAAGGTAGAATGCCAACTTTCGCTGATCTATTAAAAAAAAATACGCCGTCTAAAAAATTAGAAGCACCCCAACTCATTACACCAAGATACATATACATGACACGGTCAGCTAGCCAGCGAAGTATTAATAAATATAATCTTAGACCTAGAGTTGGTGGTGGTAGCGACGGTATTCAACAAGGTGGTTTCGAAATTTCTAGCGACTCGTGTAGATATTTTCAGACTTTATTGTCGTATATGGTATCGTTTTATTCTAATAAACCGGGTAATATCAATAATTTCTCTTTGCCTGAAAGTAAAGATGTAGTGGTGTTTTTCACCGACGAAGTTATTAAACCTGAAGATGGTAAAGTTCCTAATCCATTTGAGAATAGTAGACCAGGTCTAAAATTTATTTCATTTACCGAATTGCCATTTGAATTACAGAAATTTCTAACACTTTTAAAAACTTTTGTTGAAGCATTTGTTTCAAATATTCAGATTATCACAGGTATTTCAATACCTCCAAAATATCAAGATCAAGAAATGCCCTCTGAATCAGCAAATAGTTATGAAAAAAAATTAAATCTTATTCGTACCATAATCTCCAATATTCCGTTAAATGAAGACAGTGCCGATGGCGATGGTGATATTAATAAAATAAACACCGATTTACGCGAAGTATTATTTGCATGTTTACTTCCATCCGTTTTATTACGCATTGATGACCCTAATATAAAGAAAAGTTACTTAGAATCTTATAATGCTTTAAATCCTTCAAAATCAACCGATGATACTAATTTTTTTTATTTACCAAATGCAACAAATAACATATTTGATGTTGTTGATAAGATTGTTTCTTATTTTGGAGGCGTTTTTTCCAATCCGTATGATGGTATTAATTTCAATCAACTTCCCATTACATCACCCATATCAGACGAGGTTAAAATGTCTGTAGCTAAGGTATTAGAGCAATTTAAACAAGAGAAAAAAATGTATACTATACCAACTCAAATAAAATTCAACACACGTGCAGTTACTAATGCAAAAATATTTGATAACTTATGTAAAATTATAGACGGTGATACATCAAATGATAAAACGCGTATGGACTTACAGAAACTTATAGACTCACAGGTATCTGCCGAAATACAAAAACTAAATAAGCTTCCGATTGAAAAGGAAAGTGGAGAAGACACTCCATCTTTATCGGAACAAATAAATAATAATATTGAAGCTACTGCTCGTGACAATATCCTAAGAGAATTCATGGAACAAATGGCGACTTATTTTGTTGACGGTGAAATGGAAGACTTTGAAAAAGAATCAATGAAGGCTCTTATCGATTTAGATGCCACTTATGGTTTCAAAGTTAATGGAAATGATTTCTTACATTTAAATGACATTGTATATAAAATATTCGTTCAAGAAATAATGTATACTGGTGCACATATTCAAAGAGTAGATTTTTTACAGGATTTTATTAGTAATATTGGTTTTAATACTGAGGAATTAATGTATATGGATAATATAAATGATGCTTTAGAGGCAAGTGGTAGTATTTCGAATGAAAAATTAACAGAGCTTAAAATAAAAGGCTATTCGTTAAGTGAAATAATTGGTTTATTATACGAACTTCGTGATAAAACAACCGAATCAACTAGTGATGAAGACGTAACCAGTATTATTAATGGGTTTTTAAATCAAGAGGTATCATCAGTGCCAAAACCAACACAACCAATACAACAACAGATTTTTAATCCCACGCCGCTACTACCGCAAGATACACGTGCTCTAGTCTCTCCAGTAGGAACAGGCGGAAAACCCAAACGTATTTCCAATCCCAAGCAAAACACAAAGTATCGTAAAAAGTATAAAAAGTTCGTAAGCAAGTACATTATAAAGAAAAATAAAAATAACAAGAAAAAGAATAACAAGAATAACAAAAATAAAACTAGAAAAAATAAAAGATTAACAAAATCCAAACCTAACTCCAAGCGCAATAATAAAACATTAAAGAATAAAAAGCATAAATCAAAACCTAATAAAAATAAATCCAATCATAAATCCAAGTACAATAAGAAAGCAAAGACCAATTACTATAACCTTTATAAGCATAAAAAAACATTAAAGCATTAATCGCACGATTTAATCCCACGATTTAACCAACGAATTAAAATCTTATTTATTATTTATTATATATATTTATAATAAACAAGAAATCCCCGAATCTAACAACATAAATGGAAGATTCTTTATCAAACGCAAATATAAACGTAAACCTAAGTTTTAGAAAAATAGCCGTACTAACAGCCGTCGTAGTTTTTTTAGGACTAGTACCCGTTTTTGTCATTATCGTAATACGTGCAAATAGTAAAAAACAAATATGGGCTCCCATGGTAAGTGAATGCCCCGACTACTGGAAACTGTCTAAGAGTGAAGATGGTCATGTTAGATGTAAACCAGATAAAAAGAATGCCGACTACGCAAGCCCTTATGGATTTTTCAGTTACCAGTTACCCACGAAAATGAATAAATATGAATACGCCGTTCAAAATAAAATTACATGGGATGGAATTACAAATGACGACATGTTAATAAACAACTATAAAGCAGACGCACCCAAATCTATTTTATGGTTACTGGGGAAAGTGTTTACTGTTCAAAATAATAATTCAAAATAAAAAATAAAATACATTCATAAATCGACATAGAAACAATTATAATATTTTAATAAAGAAAGATACAATAGTTATTATATTATATAACATAAAATAAGCATGAATAATTTAAATATCAATTCTATTCTTGGAAGAGACCAGACATATAAAAAAATAAAAACAATTCTTGATAGTTTCCAAGACAATAAAAGCGACATCACGCTAAAAAGAGGAATATACATATACGGTAACCCAGGTTCCGGAAAAACAGAATTTATCGTTAACCTTCTCCGCGAACAAAACTACGATATTATTAAATATGATGCAGGCGATATTCGAAATAAATCCATCATCGACACCATTACTAAGCATAATATGTCGGATAAAAATATAATGTCAATGTTTGAAAAAAAGGTGAAGAAAATTGTAATAGTCATGGATGAAATCGATGCAATGAATAATGGCGACAAAAGTGGAATAAATTCCCTAATAAAGTTAATACGTCCTAAGAAAACGAAAAAACAAAAAGTGGAGGAGGTTTCATTTAACCCCATTATATGTATTGGTAATTATCAGATTAATAAAAAGATAAAGGAACTAATGAAGGTATGTCATACTTTCGAGTTAAAAACACCATCAAATGAGCAAATATCGTCTCTTTTACTGTCGATGAATTTAAAATTCGACAAAGTATTAAATGATAATATTATATCGTTTATTCAGGGTGATTTGCGAAAGTTGGTATCGATATATCAGATGGCTGGTAAACAAAATAATATTCTACAAAATGATATTATAGAAACGATATTTCAACCGAAGAGTTACAACGACGATAGTAAAAAATTAACACAACATTTAATAAATAATAATTATCCGATTGAGCAACATAAAGTACTAATGAATGAGACAGATAGAACAACGGTTGCACTTTTATGGCATGAAAATATCATCGACGTATTGGCGAAGTATAAAAAGGATATTTCTATTCCTTTTTACCAAACCGTACTAGATAATATATGTTTTGCTGACTATATTGATAGAATCACATTTCAGAACCAGGCTTGGCAGTTTAATGAGATGAGTTCTCTTATTAAGACGTTTTACAATAATAAGCTTTACCATGAACAATTTATCAAAAAGCCAAAATTTAATCCCGTAGAAGTCCGGTTTACAAAAGTGTTAACAAAATATAGTACGGAATATAATAATTCACTTTTTATTAAAACGCTTTGTCAGCAGCTCTCGATGGACCAGAAAGATATGTTTTCATTTTTCATGCATATTAAAACCCAGTATAGTGAAGATGAAATATATAATATGCTAGAGAGTTATGAAATAACCAAGTTAGATATTAATCGAATATATCGATATTTAGATAAATATACGCAAAAAACTCTCGAATTTACAAAAGATGACGATAAAATAATTGATAGCGACGATGATGTGAATTGATTTTTTTGAATACTATAGTTTTTATGTTATAATATTATTTTTATAGTTAAATAATATTAATATAATATTAATTTATATATATATATATATTTATCATGTCGCAACAATTTTTTGGCTCATATAACTCCTACCTAAATTCTAAAAATTGCTGCAAGGATCTTATTCCGGGTCCGACCGGTCCGACAGGTTATACTGGTTATACAGGTTATACAGGTTATACAGGTTATACAGGTTATACGGGTTATACAGGTTATACTGGTTATACAGGTTATACAGGTTATACAGGTTATACAGGTTATACGGGTTATACAGGTTATACAGGTTATACAGGTCCACAAGGAATTCCAACTATAATCACAGCAGGAGCAAACATCGGTGTTGCGGGGACATCTTCTGCTCCTATTGTTTCTCTATTATCACCACTCACATCTACACTTGATATTGGAACACAGAATATTACAGGTTCAAATGGTAGTATAACTCTTATTGATCCTACAAACACTCAATCAGTATTAGATAATAACCATATCAGGATTGACGATATAGCAAATGGATATTATTGGAGTGGGAATGGGGCATCTCTGGAAGCGAAAAAACCATTTACTGGTCCTGCTGTTATGAATTGGTATGATATTGCTACTTGTTATAATCCAAATAATACACCACCTGCTGATACATTACAACAGGTTCTCAACGCTGGTAATACAGCAACCGATAATACTATAACTCTTAATATTAGTGGTGTTAATACGAGTTCCACAGCAATAACACCGAATGCTGGGGGTCAAAATAGTATCGTTGGATTATATACTGATAATGGAGGAGGCGTAAATCAAAAATATTTAAATAGTGTTGTTCCAATTGCTGGTTCAGGTTCTTCATTTACTCGTCCTACAATTTGGAGTGGTGGAACTGCGGTAGATGGTCTTGGATTTCAAATTAACAGCGTTGATAGTATTTTAATGACTGATACAGGATTAGGTGGAACAATCAATACAGGAACTATTACTGAAACGACACAACTAACAACACAAGCAACCACCCCTTCTCTTGCGTTCGCTTCAACTGATACTGCTTCTACTGATATTTGGAATAGTGCTTATCGTAAAGATGGTTTTTCTTCTTCTTTTGCTAATACCATTAGTGCTTCAAGTGTTTCTGCGACGAATGGTGGTGGAGGTTGTGAAGTGCTTATAACTTCAAGTGATTTATCAATCCCTTCGGGTCATTATGTAAGAACAGAAGTTCCTGCTGTTGGAAACGCTCAAATAGAACACAATACAACAGGTCCTATTCCAAAATCATTTGATATTAGTTCTATGGGACAATTAACTCTTATTGGAGCAGAAACAAGTGCTACACCATGTCAAATGAGTTGTGCTACAAATGGTATATTCCTAACAGCAACACAAACAGGGCAAAAAATCCAATTGGACGCAACAGGGGCAGGTAGTGGAATAGTTTGTAATACTGGTAATGCTGGGGCAGGTGCTAATCCATTAGCGATAAATAATGGTTATTTGGGTAATACAACGCTTCCTATGCTTACAATAAATAACACACTTAACACACCTACTTCATATCCAGCAGTAAAACTTAATAGGAGTGGTCCTAATGGGACAGCAGGAGATATTATTAGTTCTATATCTTCATTTGCGAAAGATAGTGCTGGAACAACTTTTGAGTTTAGTAAATTACAAACAAAACTGGAAAATGTTGGAGCAGGTAATCAGGACGGGACATTAGCAGTATTTAATTTGGTAAATGGTGTTTTACTCGAAACATTCAATTTCAATGGAGGACAGAATGAAAACAACTCTTTTCGCCCGATTGATTTAAATGGGAATGAGATTCGCTCCACCGCTACAAACTTTACGATAAATGCGACTGCTTCAACTGGAAACGGACAAGTAGATATTCTAACAAAGAACACTACTGGTCGCATATCTATATCGGGCGACCAAATCACATCCGCAACAGCAGGTGTCTCTGCTGGGCGATATTTACGCATCTTCTTACCTAATGCTGTTGGTGTTCTAACACCCTATAAAATAGCATTATTGAACGATTGAAACATAGGTTTAGCGACAATAACCTACATAAATTATTTTATACAGATATAATAAACATGCCTGCATCAAATCTTATAGACCCCCTGACGGGGCAGATATATCCACAATATGGCGGTGGTGGTGGATTGAATAGTTGTATCAAAAATATAACATATGTCGATGACATGTTATATTTTATATTTTATATTTTTATATGTGACAATAGCGACCCCTATGCATCGCTCTCGTGCATCATTTTAGTCATCTTTGCTACACGAGCCTTCCACCAATTCAATGTATCCGCAGAAAAAACATCTGGCTTATAACGCCTATGGTCAATCGCCTGTTTAGGAGAGTCGTAAAAATACATATCCGGTTCAACTTTTCCACGTCGTCCCGTCGAGTCACATACCTTCCACAATAAATCCTCATACTTCGATCCCACACGCCAAGGGTAAGGAATACCCGTCACCGCATTCACAATGAATCGCCCTTGTACATTCGACGGAAATGACTTCCGTCTAGGTCTCTTATCCTTGCTGTTTCGAGAATGCGTATCGTCTCCATCACAAGACTCAACCGCATCATTTGGGTCATGCGACTCATATTGATTAAGGTTATCAAAATCTTTTACCATCTTATTTCTTCGAGTGAACTATAATGTACGTTGATACTGTATTTATAGTTGTATCTTTAAGCGGTTTTATAAAATATTATTTCATATTATTTTATCTTATTTCATCTTACATTAGTCAATGTTTTTCGACGTCTACTAAAATTATATCACTATTTTCTGCTAATTTTGTTTCCAGTTCAGTAATATATACATTTTTGTCATCTAAAATTTTCTGCTGTGTTTCAATAATTTCTTTTAGTCTTATATTTTCTCGCATAGTATTACCATATAAATCTTTAAGCTGTCCCATCTGAGATAACTGTTTTTGTTGCGACATCATCGTTTCAACAACTTCATGATGATTTAACTCACGCGGCGGTTTTCCTTCTTCGCGAAAAACAATTGTGCTCCCTGCACCTGCACCTGCACCCGCACCCATATTTTTAGTTTGATTCACGATACTCCCATTATAAAATTCAAAATTCTTCTTCCTCTCTTCCGCCATTTTTTTATCCAGTTCTTTTCTTTTCACTTCCAACTCTTTCATTTGTTTCAATACATCCGGTTTCATTTTTATATTTCCCGCTTCATATACTTCTAACTTCTTCTCCAAATCTTCTACAAAAAATTTTATTATACTTTCATCCTTTATAAAATCAACTATTCTTTTTGTGCTATATTTTACATACGGGTTTCCAGTTATGTTTTCTAGTAGTATTCTCTTATCAAATGTATTATGTGAATGGGAAAATACCAAAATTGTTTTAAATGGGTCTAGTTGAACAAACGGTACGGTGTAATTTTTTAAGAATTCACGCTCTTCCGCCAAACATGCCTCCTCATTGTATTCTGTCTCTTTTAGTAACTTCCTTTTAAATGCAAAAGTACCTGCCGTTGCATGCTCAGAACCGTATGGACCAAACTGCACCATCTTATATCTCTCTTCATTCTCTTTGAAATATATATACATTTCACTAGAACCAGCACACAATGCGGTAGGACTACCCGTCAGTCGCTCCACAGCATGCGAAACACGGTCAGGTGGATAATAATCGTCGTCATCCATATATACGATAATATCACCACATGATTTTTTGTGCATAATATTTCGCTTTTTCCCAAGTGTCATCTTTTCGCCATACTTAAAATACTTAACATTCGGATGCGACTTTACCATATCTTCGATAGGATCAGTTCCATCATCAATAATAATCCATTCCATCTTATTTTTTGGATAATCTTGACTATCAAAACACTTAATCATCATTTCAACAAATGGTCGCCTATTAAATGTAGGTGTACATACGCTTACAAATGGAAGTTTTGTATCGAGTTCTTTATTTTTGTTTTTATTTTTCGTCATTCTATTCGTTAGTTATATAAAAGTAGTTTATATGTATATACTATATATAATACATTTAACATAGTTTAATAAATAAAATATAAATTTACTTTTAATCTATATTTTATTAAAAATTAGTATTCACTTCATACTCAACGCATACTGTATTAAGTAGCATTTCCTGTAAAGTATGCAACTATTATGAAAAATATTATACCCGCACCACCACTATTTCCTAAATCTTGAAAAGCATAAAGGGCAATAAGTATATAAAATACTAAAAGCATATAAGGTCTCATATTATTGAAAACTTTATCATAGTCTTCCTTATTCTTAATATTCAAACAAGGATACAAACAGAATATATAAACTGATTGTATAGCCATCCATATACCATTACCGAATGCTATAAATATACCAAAAAATAGTGTGAAAATCAATCCCCAAAAAGGATGATCGCTTATTATACCAAAGATGAGCCCTCCGATAGCAGCGACTAATCCTAATCCAAAAATGAGATAAGTTACTATAAAAGGGAAGAGTATAAATACCAACAATTTTCTTCCTCCTGATACTTGCATATTATCCCATGAATTTTCATTATCTGCTTTTCCACTATCTGTCGTATCAAATAAATTCAAAAATGCCTGTGCTAATGAACGCGCACCTTGACCTAAACCTCCGTATACGGAATTGAATAAATAATTAAATAATGCTTGCGATACACCATTACCCACACCACCCTCTTCAACTTCATCTAATAAATATATATTCTCTTTTTCGGTATTAATAACATCAGACACATTGTTATTGGTACATATACGAGGAAGCAAGTTATACGGAAAACCGTAACTAAAATAACTAGCATTTTTGTTTTCGGTTATACAATATGGTGGACCATAACGATATGTCGGAAGAATATATTCCTTTTCATTTTTTGAGCGAGTAATTAAAAATAATGCATTTGACCCTAAAATACCCCAAACATAAGCAATAATTATTGCAAATATAACATGTATAACAAATACTAATATCTTATTCGTAGTTACTGATTGTGTTTCGGCCATTAATGCATCGGTATTTGACGTCTGTTGTGTAGTACCAGGTGTAGCACCAATTACATTGCTACCTGCAACCGGTGCAGCTGCCGGTGCTGGTGCTTGTGCTTGTGCTTTTGGTTTAGTTTTCGCAGCTTTAACAACAGGTTCTTTTTTTTTATTGTCGCCTTCACCTTCACCTTCGCCAAATTCATCACCCCCTTTTATATTACTATATATATCACCCATACCAGGAAGAAAATTTTCTTTAACGTCTGATGTTCCTCCCATTAATTGTTGTAAAACTGTTTTTGATGACATTTTTTTGATATAAATATGTATAATATATTAATATATTATAACATTTTAAATATTATAACATTTTAAATATACTGTAAGAATTTTAATATATAAAATATTAACAATATATCAAATATATTTAAAACTATGTTTACTATTAATATATACACTGTCTTCTATACCTTTATTATCTGCCCAACAGTTTATTAACTACTAAGCAAATATACGGACATAATGACAAAAATCGAAGAAGGTTTAAAACTAGATTTCCATAACGTTCTTATTCGCCCAAAACGTTCTACTATAAATAGTCGTTCAAATGTAAATTTAATGCGAACTATAAAATTCAAAAACCGTAAATCCCTAAAATCATGGGAAGGTATCCCTATTATAGCATCCAATATGGATACCGTTGGAACTTTCGATGTTTATAAAACTTTATCAAAGTTTAAAATTATTACTTCTCTTCATAAATTCTACACTGTAACCGACTTTGTATCCTACCAGTCAGACAATAACATTGTTTTAGACCCCGACCTGTTCATGGTTTCTACAGGAATCCAAGAAACAGATTTCACTCGTCTTAAAGAAATCCTTTCCGTAGTTGAGTGTAACTGGATTTGCATTGACATTGCAAACGGTTATATTCAGTCTCTCGTAGAATTTTGTAAGCGTGTTCGAGAAGCATATCCCGATAAAATTAT